CGATACCATTGCCCCTTTTAATTGAGTGCCTGCGATATTAGTTTTTATCCCTGCTGTAGTCATAGCACTAATAGCAGAAACCATTTCTTCCATTGAAACGCCTGTTGCCTTTGCAACATCGCCAACACCACCTAGAAATTGAGATAATTCAGCTACGGTAGTTTGTCCTTTCTTCATTCCTATAAATAAAGCATCGGATACCCTAGCCGATTCCTCGGCGCTTATTCCGTAGGTATTCATAATAGATACTAGGCCAGTAGTCGCATTATCTAATGAAGTAACACCACCTATGGCTAATTTGTTAGCTGTAGTTAAAAGCTCAACGGCGTTGGAAGAATCAACAGCGCCGGAAGAAATAGCGCTATAATATGCTCTGGCTATATCTGTTTGATCACCACCAAATGATTCTTGTAATCCTAATATATCATTTGTTAATTGAGAAGTAGAAGCGCCTGTATCATCTAATAAGGTTGTTATTTCTGATACTGATTTACCTAGTTTTATAGCGCTTCCTACCGTTGCATTAGAAACCGAGCTTATTCCTCTTATGGCCTTCCCGACTATTTCCATAGTTTGATTTAAAGTTATAGATACATCTCTTAATGCTTTAAAAGAAGATCCTAATCTTTTTGTTTTGTTTTTAGTGTCTTCTGTTATTTTATTTAAACTTGATAGGCTTTTATCTACTAATTTAATGCCAGTAACAGCGCCTTTAGAATCTATCGATATTTTTACATTTAAATCTTCAACGGTTGTTGCCATAAGCTTTACCTTCTTTTTCGTGCTGGCTTTGATACCATTGGTTTTGAACCGTCACCCAATACCATCTTTGCTCTCGAAGCAAATTGATATTGCTTATAAAGAGGAATAAACCAAGCCTCTAATTGAACAGACCAATCTGGTCTATCCATAACAGAACCTTTATAAAGACTTTGTCCAGTTTCAGCACACAAAACTAAAGCCCTAAAAAGCCCATGAATATGATGAAACCATGTAGCTTTTCCAGGGCAAAAACCAAAAGGCGTTCCTCCTTTAATCGCATAAATCGGGAACACACTTAGACTATCTTTATAAGTGAAGTCCATTCTATCCTCTTTACATCTTCTTAGCTCCATAACGTTAGGACTACACTTCGAACAATCGAAATTTTTAGAACTATCGGCAAAGGTTATTTCAACCAATGCCTGAATTAGTTTTTTTCCAATTCATCTTCTTTTTCTTGTTTCGATGTAGCATTGGTATAAGCCGTTATTAAATCATTTATTATATTAGCTTCATCTAATATATTTATGATTTCTTTCGAAGCGTAATTATCCTTTTCTCTTTTAAATACTAATACATCTGGAATATTAGGAGGGTTTTCAATCCCTATCATTGCATGACGAATAAGATCATATGAATAATTAATATCTATATCCATACTGCTTTCGTCAGATTCTTTGTTGCTTCGGAACTTAAAGTTCTTCGATCTTATTTTCTGTTTAGCCTCGAAAGATAGTGAACGACGAAAGACAAAACGAGTAGGGATTTCTCCTTCCTTAAGTTCTAAAATATCTTCGTCGCCATCACCATCTTTGAAACTCTCTAGATAATCATTATAGGCTTTTTTGTTGCCTATAGATTTATCTACCGAAAGAATTACTTTAATCTTGTTTTCTTTTGTTTTTTCTAATGTAAAAGCCATAATGTTTCCTCGCTAAGATTATAATATGGATATAACTAACTCGTCAGCAGCGCCAGCCGAGCTTTGATAACAAGGTGACTCGAAAGTCACGATAACGCTACCAGAATCCGGTACTGGTATTTCTGGAATTGGGAACACAACTTTGCCAACTACTTCAAGATATCTTGCAGTAAGATCGCCAAGTGTTAATGTTATAGTCTCTCCAGCGATATTTTTAAGGTCATTTAGATAAGAAACTAATTCATGATCTAAGTTCATTTCTATTGAAAGTGTAGCCGTGAAGCGACCGCCAGCAGTATAAACGACATCTGATAGTCCTGATTTACCGTAGCAATAATCTTGTTTTTCATGATTTTCAGCGATAGAAATATTCAAAGATCGGATACAATCTTTTGTAAAACCGGATCCAAAAGTTACCGTACCAGTCAAGCCTGTTTGCGGTAAATCAATAGCTGTTGGTGTTGCTGGCTCATAATAGCAAAGATACCCTTCACTAACTGAAAAATTAGCGTCAGCTAGTACAACAGCAGCGCCAGCCATATCTGTTAATGTGATAACGCCTGTAGTTTCATTGATAGCAGAAACTAAAAGCGGAGTTCCATCTGGAGTATCAGCGCTTCTTGTAACTCCGTCAGCCTCAATCAACATAACCATACCGCCAACTTCAAACCTATGAGCTTCAGCAGCAGAAATAGTAACAGTAGAACCACCATCATTATCTGCTGTACTTTGAGCGATACCCATACGATACATAGTTTTAGCGAAACCTGAATAAGTATGTTGTGGGTTACCGTCACCTGGAAAACTCATTTCTGCAGAATCGACAAAGCTACCTACAAATTGAAGGCCCTGAACATCGCCATTTTGTAACATGGTAAAAGTGGTAGATGGAGGATTGTTTGTATCCCATACATAGCTAGTTCCAGCCGAGTATGTTTCCCTTCCAAATGTATTCTTCAATAGCGCCCTTACTGCAGAATCACAACATGCTGTAGATAATGGATCATCTGTTGTGTCAATATTCCATAATGATACAACGCTCCATGTGGTTTCTTCTTTTTGAACTAAAGGCGTGGTATGATGCCGTCCTGTTTTAGTTGGTGAGCTTTCATGTGGCTGAGCCAAAGCGCCTTGAGTACCCGATAGCGTATACATAAAATCGGTTCCAGCTATAGCAACAGGAGTACCCTTAGTAGTTTCTTCTTTTATGAACGTCTGAAATTCAAGAGCAATCGAATCGCCTTGAGCGTAAATTGCCGAAAAATCCTTAGCCATTATTAACCCTCCTTGGTTATCTATCTTCCTTCATGGAAGAAATTTAAGTACAAGTTCCAACTAAATCTTTTAAATATAATGCGCTTATGCGTATAGTTTGAATATACACATTATCATCAAGCGGTAAAACGGTAAAACTGCCATTATGAATTAAATGGATAAAACCAGATGTTAGACCGATCTTAGGATCCGACCATAAAGTATCTTCTATAGTATCTTCTAAATCCCAAAGATCGCGTAATTCAACAGCGCCATCTGTAGTAGTTCTCATCATTATTTCCATGTTGAGCTGCCAATTGACTTCTATCCTTCTTTGAAGATGCCTCCTACTTTCTTCAACGTTATAAATTTGGACAGCAGGAAATTCGTCTATCCTAAAATCGTCGGTACTCATTCGTACCTTTCCGAAATTGACAGAATTAAGCGCCGCGATCGTATTAAGTTTTGATACTATAGCATCGGCTATATCTCTTTTCATTGCCATGGTTATTCCCAAAAAGCATCGGCTAGAATCTCTAAAATCCTATCTTCGTTATCAATAATAGCTGGCCTTAAATATGGCCTAGCCATCCATTTATCGCCTTTGATAACATTCTTATTTCTAGCCCTGTTAAGTCTTCCGGTTGCTCGTAAGTTTGCAAACATAGCCCGCCTCATGTTTGCTGTGAAGTCTCCCCCAAGCTCGTTTATCCGAGCATAAGGCACGCCAGAAGTACCTACAATTACTTCTGTTAACTTCCCCCTTTGCATGATTACATAATTGATAGAAGCTCTAAGCCTTCCACTATCTATGATTTTTTTCTTTGTGGCTCCCTTCTTAGCTTCATTCATGATGAGTACACCTATCCGAGTCAAAGCACGTAATTGCCCTGCATCCCTAATAGGAGCATTCATCTTCTTCAATTGTCTTTGCAGCCTCTTTTGAAGCATGACAAAAGCCTGATTAGCCATTTCCTATTGCTACCTCGCCAAGTGCGAATTGGATCCTCTTATACGGTTGAAGCTGTAAAGCTATTAACTCTGGTATGCCTTCCACCAAAACGATAGATTCACCACCCTTAGACTTCGATTTTCTTCCGATATCCCGATCGGTTCTTCTGTCTTCGAGATATTCAACTAATTGTAAACAGGCATTTCTAATCGTTGCTGGAATCGAAGCTTGTAGCCAGCCAGCCGTATAGATCACCTTCACAGAATAGCGCCCGTAGTGAAATGTTCCACCATTTAAAAGTACGATTTCTTGATCATTTACAAGAGCATAATCGCTAGAATCAACCAACGTGCTTGCTTCTGTAAATCCATTCGTAGAATCTAGCCTTAACTCTGTAATAGCCGATACGGGCCATTGCCTTAGAATCAATCTATCGCTTCTTCTTCCATCATAATAGTCAGTATGGGATTGCTCGATAAGCTTTCTATCCAAGAAATCCTCTATCAGTTGAGAGGCTACCTCAATCTGGTTTCCCAATTGGGTAGCATCTCCAGTTCCTGTAGGTATGTCCAGGTGAGCTTCTACCTGTGTTACTGTTACTAGGTCATTAGCTGCCATATTAGTTAATTCCTACTTGTTTTGGTAATCTTTATCGATTAATTTAGTTCTTCGCTTAATTTTAGGCTTCGGTTGGAATTCTGGCTCCTCGCCTTCATCTTCAACTTTAATCACATCTTTTGGGTATTTTGACAAAAGTTCATAACCCAATTCATCAGAAACTTCTACTATCCTATCTTTAACAAGCTTAATAATTCCACCAGAAGCCATTTCACTAAAATACGTTATAGGATTCTCTATTTTTCCGGTTACTTTTTTGACTTTCATTGTTACCTCTTTAAATAATATTATTTTTTTTTATTTACAAAAATAATTATAGAACAAATAAACAAGTCAAGAAACCTTTTACATATATTTCAATTTTAATAAATTATTTTTGAGGCATTAACAAAGATATGTAGGTGAGGATGTAGGTCAGATTTACACTAACTTACGCATAGATTAAATCATTCTTCCGTTACGTCTAAACTATGCGCGGGAAATGGTTAGTTATTCCCACCGAAATACAGATCTACATCCTTAAGACCTTCAACAGTATTTTAAAAGTCCTGTATAGAAATATCCTCAAAACACCTATTTTTGTCAATACTTCAATTCTTTCAGGCTTCATATTCTCAGGATGCCCAGGAAGCTTCTTAGGAATACCTTCATATAAAAGCCTTGGCTTACCAGCCCCGTAATATTTCCTTAGCTTCAAATCGTCCAAGTCATAGGCGTATATGAATTCATTTTTTGGATTTTTAAAAGTCTCTATAACCATCCTAATAGTTAATCTTATGGATCCTTTTTTGCTCCTTATAAAGTATCCTGTAAACTCTGAAAGCTTATTGAAGTGGGTAAGAACTGTCTTAGGATTTGGAATTTGTTTTAAACATCTAGGCGCTGGCTGATTTATGATAGCAAAACCACCTTGGAGTTTGCCTTGATCATCAAATAGCCCCCATACATTTTGAAACATAAAATAAGATACGGGGATCGAATAACCTATCTCACTAGCAAACAACTCGGAAAAAAGGATATATTCATATTTAGTTTTTATCTTCTTAATCCTCATCGACTTCCAATATTGTTGGCATATATTTTAATTTTTTATAAAGCATGTAAGGCGTTAATGCTGCGAAGTCCGCAACATCAGTCAAGTCTACACCATAATCTTTTAAATTTTCTTTTATTGGAGATATTATTTCCGAACACCACATACCAGAACCAGCCCAAGGATTAACATCAGGATAAGGCTTATTGAATAGAAGTTTTCTAATACCCATGAGCCAAGCATAGTAATAAGCCCCCCAATCATATGGAGTATTGACACAAGCATTGGTCACATCTAGGTAAAGTAACTGTTCCATTGTATTCTCTAATGATAGAGACAATATCTTTACAGCGCGATATTTTTTTAACCAATGATCTAAATGGTAAACCTTTCCATTAGGCTTAGTGCAATCAACTATTAGATTAAGCGTGCCTATGAAAAATCCTAGTCCTATATGCGTAAAAGGCTCATTAGCCATAAACCTATGAGCCTTGGAATACCATTTATCATTCGTAGTAAAATAGAATCTCATTCTTTATACATCTCGTAAATCATTTGAATGCCTTTTTGATCGCCCGTTGAATGCTTTACGATTAACCCTATACGGTGAGAGTAATAAGTCAAATCTTGATCTATAAAAAATACAGTTTCTCCGTCCATTCTAATATATGACTTTTCAGGGAAAAATTGCATGTTGTAACCACCGGCTAAGAAAGGAACTTGGCCTCCTGAACCTTCAGAAATATGCGGAGCTAAAACACACCACACGTAACCGTCATATGACCATTCTTCCCTAAGCATTAAAATGCCTGACTTTATCGCATAGTTAAAACCTGGCGTAAAATTAATTAAGGTTTTAGTGCAATTTGCTGTTAAGCGAGTTTGAAAATCGTTATCTGATTCTTCAGCCCCTTGAACTAATTCAGTATTGGAACTGTCATAAAATTGCATATTAGCGTCATTATAATCAGTACCGTTATAGATACCACCGCCGTCATGCTTACGATTATAAAGTGAGTTAAGCTTTGAAGTAATGAAATCCAAAGACCTTGGTTCGTAGTGCATAGCATCAAGAGCTATAACTCTTTTAAATTCTGCATGTCCTTCTATGTCATATTTAGCTATTTTCTTATTTCCATCAGATTTATAGTTAGTCTCAAAATCCGTTGCGTCAGACGTATTTTTAGCTAAATCACAAGTGTATGACATAATCCTATCTGAAGCCCAAAGGTCATAACAATTTGTATGCTCAATATATTGGATAGAAAGATCTCTATCGTCTACAAAATCTTTAAATGTTGACCAATCTATTTTTTTCATTATAGGTTGCTTCCTAGTTCAGATTCATGACCAAAGGCATGGAAAAATATTTTATTATTATTACCCAAAGATTTAATCTGAATAATATAGTTTGTATCTATGGCAAAGATAAATTCAGTTTGATTTGCCGATGTTTCCGGCCTACCTGATTTACTTGGAATATACTCTTTATATATGGTAGTTCCACCTGAAACCGATGAAGCTAAGTATACCAATGTATTGGCAACAACAGATGGATAATTTCTATTACTGTTATATGTATTTACAGCAGTTCCCCTAGTATACGTAGGTGACTCATAGATATAAAATTCTATGTCTTCCAAACCTGATATTTTCCATCCAACATAAGGCGATTGATCACCGCTACCAACTTCAAAGGCATAATATTTTGACTCATTTACATTTATAATAAATATATCAGTTAAATTAAAATATTCACCATAATTTAATAAATTGTCAGAATAATCTATATTTACTTGTATATCTTGAGTTTGAACATGAAGCCTTTCCGAATCTCCATCAGTAACAGATGTTATCTTCGTACCGATAGGCCAGCCATCGCCATCATCGCCTTTATGACCTTTGATAAAGGTATCGTCTCCATCATAATGATTACCACTCATTATTTACCGCCTTTTTCACTTTCCTCTTGCTGTTTTTTTTCTTCATCTGTTCGGTTATCTATAACCTTTTCAATTTCAAAAATATGACCTTCCATTTTAGATATGATCTTATTATACCAAGCCAGCATTCTAGTTATCTTTAATAGTATTTTAGTGTTGATATTCCAGTTAGCATATTCGTTAATATACTGACCGAACTCTCTAGCCGCCGTTACGTCTTCTTTTGTAAAGTTTCCAGCGATTTCTTTAGGCATTGTTTTCCCCTTGTAAAAAGCGAGCTACGAATAGCCCGCCGTGATTAAATGATTAAGAAGCTTCCATAAGTCTAACATCTTGCGTTCCAGCTTGCGCAACGCCATGAAGCGCTAGGCTAGGACCAAAAGAAAATTCATAAATAACGCCTGGAGGTAGTTGTAAACCATTTGCTGTTGTTACACCTGATTTTCCAACATAGACATGCTTATTACCTAAATTTTGCGCCCATAATTTTTTTCGGTCTGCAAGTTGAGAGGCTAATAAAGTCCCTGTTGTTGTCGTAACACTTTTTGAAGTGTTTTCAAGAGCTGTATTTTGAAGGTCTGGAAATTCTTCATTAACAACGCGTACATAAACAGCTCCATCTTCATTTACTTGAAATGGGACATAGTCGCCGTCTGTATCACAAAGACTTGCTAGTGTATCGTTACGAACACCAAGCCCCATAACGCCCTTATCAGCGGATACATGCGCAGAATCTTCTGCCTTTACGATATCAGCTATATTAGTATTAATAGCATCGGTATCACCCTCTATAGAAGTAAGCAATACCTCGATTGCTGCAAGGTCAACTACCATGGCTGCCGTATCAGAATCGATTGAAGTTAAAAGAACTTCGATAGCTGCAAGATCGACTACCATGGCTGCCGTATCAGAATCGATTGAAGTTAAAAGAACTTCGATAGCTGCTAAATCAACTACCATGGCTGCCGTATCAGAATCGATTGAAGTTAATAATACATTAGCCGCTTCATCGACAACATAAAGTTCGCCGCTTGCGTTCATTTGAAACGGTACATAATCGCCATCTGTATCAGCTAATGAGCCTTTAGTATCGTTACGAACCGCTAAAACCTGTTGCCCAAGATCGCCGGATCCATGTGCCGAATCTTCAGCGAATAAACCAAAATCAGGAGCGTCAGCCGATTCTAACCCGATAGAAGTATCTAAGCGCTCTTTTGCTCCATCTGTTGTATGGGTAATTAAAGTTCCATCTGCTGAACGTAAAAAAGCTCCTACACTACTTGAAGCATCAATAGTTTCAGCATCGGTTACATCAAAAACTAATCGATTAGTTACACTCATTTAAAACCCCTCCTTGGATTTATTTATTAAACATGCTTAATATTACTCATGACCATGATATCACTTCTAAAACTTGATTAGCTATAGGTGATTGAAAGTATATTTTTTGTCCACCGATATCTCTACCCTCCTCAGTATAAACCTGTCCAGGGAAAATCGATAGATACTTAGTCGCCGACTCCGTAGCTGTATAAGAACATTTTACCAAGCCTTTATTTCTATTGTGTAAAAAGAAGCCAACGGTATCAATAGGGAAAGTATAATCATATTCTGTATTTGCATTAACTATTATTATATTTTCAATAGCTTGAGTATTAGGTTTACCAAAAGTTACATAAAGATTACCGCTAGAATCAGTTGTTAAAAATCTTAGCTTGTTGTTGGTACGATCAAGCGCCGCGCCTATCATGCCCTTATTAGTTATCGGATCATATATTTCTTCGTCAAATACAAGAGCGCTATCGATTTCACTCGCAAAACTGGAAACAACGGTAATATATAAGCCCCATGTTACATTACCAGTCTGAATGACTTCAACATTAGGTTTGTTGTGAATCCTTGTAACCAAAACCCTATTAGTAATAGGAGCGCCGCCAGTTATTAACTCATGGCCTGTTAATTCAAAGCGCTCATTACTTTGGTTTCCTGCTGAAGTATCCCAATAGTTTACTTTTATCGAAGCGCTAGGATCAATCGATTCTATGAATAAAGAGGATAAAATACTATTTCCCTCAATAAGCATAGAGCGAATATAAGTTTCTGCAGTCCTAGCCTCTAAGTCAGCAAGGTTTTCTGTTTGGAACTGGTTTAGATTTACAACACGCCCTAATGATACCGACATTGTTTCCCTTCCTCAATTAACTAAGAGAGCGGAACTATGTCCACTCTCTTAATGACATTAGAAGGGTTATACCAAGATATCGATTCCAAGAACAGTCGATTTCTCGGAAGCGCTTTGGGTAAAGCCTGTAAAACCGATTCTTTGATAAGAAGCCATCAACCATCTATCATAATCGGCAAGATCCATCATAATTCTGGTTTGAATCGGCCGTCTTGCTCCGAGGAAGAATCTTCGGGTATTGAAAACATGAAGAACGGTTTTAGTGGTTGTTACACCATCATATACGCCGCTATCATTCAATGTTTCTCTTACAAACTCAGAAACGATGATTGGAATACCGCGAACTGCAGCAAGCGCCTGGAAGTTTCCAAGGATAGTAGCTTGAGGCCCAAATTTATCCACGGTTGTTACTTCGTCGATTGATTTCAATTGCTGATACCCTTGTGGCCCAACAACACATACAACTTCTCTAGGATTGACTCCAAATTTACCCATAAGAGCAATCAAAGAGTCAAACTTAGCTAGCGTAATAGCCGCGCCCGTAAAATCAACAGTAGCAGAGTTAGCAAGTGCTAATTTTCTATGACCACTGAAAGCCTTAGCAGCCACATCAGCGCCAAGAGCATGAGTATCGCTATCTTGGTGAGTCGCTGTAGTATCTCCATTGATTAAAAATTGTTCAACAGCGTCAACTTGAGCAAGGCTTAGAGTCATTCTAGTTCTTGCGAAAATATCAGCAGCAGAATCTTCGTTTAATTCTTCTGGAAGTGAAGTGAATTGACAAAACTTTTTGGCCGTCCATGTGAGCTTAGAAGTCGAAATGTTGGTGCTAGTAGCTTGGGCGCCTTCAGCAACAACAGTAGCTTCAGGTGTAGCTGTTTCGATCGGTAGCTCGTATGGGTTAGACGTCATCTTTATTTCTTCATGAACTCCAGCTACTTTTCTTTGAAGCTGGTATTCTTCAATATATGACGAAGATAATAATGTTGGAACCCACTCATCACCTTCTGTTGCTGTAGTTGAGCCTAAAGCTTTTAAATGAGGTACTAAGAATTCTTTTGCATAATTTGATCCGAGAAGATTTTTAACAGCACCAGGCTTTTCTTCAGAGTCCCTTGCACCACCATAAAAACGCTGTGCAATCATTCGAGCAACATCAACATGCTCTTTCATTTTCAAAATGTAACTTCTAACGTCTTCAGGTATTGTTGTTCTTGCATAAAGAGAGCCAGTATTAACTTCGAGAAGTTCTTTAATGTGAGATTTGCCGAAATAATTTAATGCTCTATTTTCCAAAGAATCCGATCGATTTCCTACTGGAATTTGTTTGATATTCTTTGCTAAATCTGCTTTTTCTTTTTCAAGCTCTGCATTTTTTGCTTCTAAAGACTTGAGTTTTTCACCTTGTTCTTCACAAGTTTTTTTAATTTCTTCTATACTTTTATCCATGCCTTAGCCCTTCCTTGGTAAAAATCGAATCACATCATGTAATTCTATCGCTAATTTTAATTTGTTAAAAACCTAATTTTGATAACCTCTTTCTTATATCTTCTTGATATTTTCGAATAAAGTCAAGCATCTCATTATTATAATCATCTGCTGTTTTATCTTTTTTTGAAGTTTCATCTACACTTAAATTTAAGTCAGCCTCAGTTTCTTCATTATCTACTGAAGGATTTATCGATTCATCAGGTGGAGCCTGCTCTGTAACTTCTTTTTCAACTTTGCTATTTAGCATAGCTAAAAGTAGCTCATTTGTTGTTTGAACCTCAGAAACCAATTGCCCTAGAAAGACATTGGTTTGGTTCATAGCTTCCATTTGTGGAGTTGACCACATCTGAGGATTGTTATGTATAGCTCCACCTAGCTTTTCGTCTACGTTTTTTTCTTCTTCTTCCTTTGGAAGCTCATAGTTATCAGCGAACTCCATAGCTCGTTGAATTTTTTCAGGTGTTAGTTCGCATTCATTCTTTTCCTTACACATAGCTATTGCCTGAGCTACTGCTTGATCACGATCTTTTCCCTCTCTAAGAAGAATCGGTATTTTAGCCTCAACGCAAGCCTGAAAAGCATCTCCCTCTAGCTTTATATTTTTACTTGCTAGCGCTCTATCCTCATCTATCAAGCTCTCTAAGGCATCAATAGGAACACTTAAAAGCTCAGCAATAGCCTCTAATCTACTACGCTTTGGTTTTCTAATCTTCCCGTTGAGTAGTTGAGAAATAGCGGATAAAGATACGCCTGTTGCCGTTGCAAGTTGTTCGTTAGATATATTAAGGTCGCTTGCTCTGGAACGAATGAAATCCGCAAGCCTTCCCTTTTCGATAGAGTGAGCTACGGTCTTTTCTTCTTCCTCGGTTTCTTCATCGCCTTCTTCCATTTCTTCATCTTCTTCTTGCTTTGCTTCTTCGCCTTCTGTGGCTGGTTCAGACTTCTCTGGAGCGAGTTTTATAAGATCTTCCTTATCAAGCCCCAGAACTTCAGCTATAGCCTCTAGTACTTCTTCGGATATCTCTAACAACTCTCCCGAGAGAATCTTCTTAACTTCCTCAATATCCATCTTTGAAATATCTGCTATGGTGCTAAGCGCTTCTTCTCGGTTAAATGCTTCTTCACTTTCTTGTAACTCTGCAATTCTTCCGTGAATTCTTGCTGCTTGCCAAGCATCCTTAGCTATGAGAGAGGATAAAAGGTTTTTAAAGGCGTCTTTTCCGCTCTTTGGAGAATAAGCTTTAGTTACAAGCTCGAAGGTAGATTCTTGGTTCATGGGAATATTGACTATTGAAAGTTCTAATAATTCAGCCTCTTTGATTACTCTTACCCCTTCATCGTCGTCTTCGTATTCGTCTGAATTAAAGCCAACACTGAAAGTATTAAGTCCACCTCTTTTTACAAGATCATAAACAACCTTGAAATATGGATGCTCTAATTTATAAACTTCCGCTTTTACCTTAAGTCCATCTTCACTTTTTTGTAATGATTGAACCTTACCTATAGGTAGCGTCCCGATGTTTGGATCCTTGCCATGTTGATAAAGAAGCCTAGGAGCTTTCATGTAGTTGTCGAGATTCCAAGCGTTACCAGGTATTAAGTCCTTACCCCTATCGATTATGCTTTTATTTGCAAAACCTTCAATAAATAATGATCCGCTCTGGTTAGATTTTATATCGAAACCTTCAGAGCAAACCTTCTTAAGACATTCCTTGTCTTTCTTAACTTCCATGTTATACCCCTATATTTTTATTTAATATCTAGCAATATATCACACCTACAATTTATAACTTCTTCCGGTTTATCCCTCGCTTGCGGATCGCGAGGGAACTCTAAACCGTTCTCAAACTTCTCACCCATCTTAGCTTTTTTTCTGTGAAGGATAGTATGATCTGCCTTGTCGCCTTTATCATGGCTTCTTACCCTATCATCCCTTGCAGTAATCCAAACCTTCGTAACATTTTCCTTGCCGACTATCTCAGCAACGTTTTCGGTAGCTGCAGCCTTGCCCATAGAAAGCGCTGTTAGTGTTTCAGTGCGAGCTATCGTCTTAGCCCGTCCTAACATCTCTTGAGGATCCATAAACTTCGCCTGAATCTCAGGAACAATTCTATCGATAGTAAGCCCTTCAGCTAAACCCCTTTCGACAATATCCATAATCTGATTTGAAGTTGTCTTTGAAACATCTTTAAAAGTCTGCAAGCCTCTAGATTCAAGCATAAGGCGCCTACCTTTTGCGTCTTGCGCTCTTAGTACCGCCAAAGCTGTTTGATCTATCTTGCCAAATATAGGCGTGATAGCAACGTTATAGCCTTCTTCTAAAACAGGTGAAAGAGCCTCTAATTGATCATCGATCCAAGCGTTAAGCTCTTTATTAAATTGATCGATTAAATCAGAACGAAGTTCTCTCTTGCTGCCTATTCTTTGGGCCTTTTCATCAACAACATTCTTTTTCAAGACTTTTACGGCTCCTTCAATAAAAGCCGCGAATAAATCTAAGGAACGTTTAACCATAATTTCTTGCTTTAAAGTCTCTTGATTCTCTAAAGATTTCTCCATGAATTCGATATATTCTTTATGATCGCTAATATCAAATAGATCTACATCCATAGATTTATCTTCAACTTCTTGCATTTCTTCTTGTGTTTGTTCTGGAATTGCTACAGGAGAGCTTTGATTCCCTGGAAGTTTATCACCGCCTTCTAAGGGTTCATCATCATAAACAGTAGACCTGACTTCATTCAACGTATGCGTGAGAAGCATCTTTTCTGCTAAATCTGCTTTGTAAAGCATATCTTCTTTTAAAATCGCGACATCATTTAAGTCAAATTTAAAACGAAATCCATCACCCAATTCTTCCGAAAAATGCTTGTTATATTGTCCTTCAATTATTCTCATCGTTGGAATTATCGTTGATTCCCAGAAATTTTTTAAAGATTGTTTATGTTCTTCGGATCCTAAAGAACCTGTTTTAGCCAATGATAATTCGTGCTTTGGTATTTTGAGAATATTGATAATCGTTTCTCGGTTTTTATCAATAAGGTCTATTAAGTTTTGATCCGCTATCGAATGGTTAATCGGCGCGGCGGTTACTCCTTTTGGAATTAAAAGAGTTCTCCTTTGCGACTTCCGACCGCTATAAGCTTGCTCGAAAGTTCGAAGCATACGAAGCGCAATATCTTCATTTACATGCTTATCCAATTGTAAAGAAAAGCCAGGTAGAGCATTACGAAGATAAAACCCATTTAGGTAATCTTGTGAATATCTGGAAAATAAAATACTCTTTCTACCTGGAATAAATGGAGAAAGCCCATACCAAATCGAAGCTGGATTAGCTCGCTTCATATGGACAATTTCTTTTGGTTTAAATCTCATCAAAGCTTGTTTTGTTAAACTCTGTTCGTTTCTTACATCGTAGCTTTCTAATTGCTGTTTATTATTAAAAGACATTGAAATATTTTCAGTCGGAAGTAGGATCATTTGACCCGAACCTTTTGAGGCCCACATCATAGCGTTACCCATTAGAATAAGCTCAGAAGTTTGATTATACATCCATTCGCTGTATCCCTGTTGCTCATTCGGTTGCTCCAGTAGATCATTTAATATATGATCGTCGGCGGGTTCAATTATACGTTTACCATTTTTTTCTCTTACTTCAACTACTCTCATGATTTGCTTAGAGACTTTATTAGCGATTAAGTCTACAGCTATAAAAACCCAATCTTCATGGAAGAAAAGAGATTTTAAAGTGCTTGCGTCCATAAACGCTTTTATCTCAGAATCCCATAGACCATTAGATCTATATTCATGATCCATTTCTCTAACAATGTCATAATCTTTTGAAACATAATTAGAATATATTTGCTCATTAGTCGAATCCAAAGACAGTGTTTTATCTTCCATGATACACCCTTATATTGGATTTATAATAATTGTATTCCGTTACTTATATCATCTTCATCTTCTATAAGCTTATCATACCACCTAGTAAAAGAGATTTCTCTCTTTTCAGTCGATGAAGTATTTTTATCGCTTAAGTCTCTAACTTCTATATTATCAAAAACATACTCTTGCGCCGCGGCGTTTGCAAGCATCAAAGCGCATACACAATCATCATGAAAGCCAGATGGAGCATTAAAAGACATTGTACCTATGGGGCTTACTTGACATTCATAAGCGTCTAGCTCACTTAATAAAGTGTCCCAATGAGGAATGATTAACTTGCGTTGTTCGAAGGTCATTCCTAGAAGGTTTACCATATGAGACTTTGAGTTGTTGGTGAATACGATAGGCTCGAAAGCATATGGGCAATTCATGAGTAAATCGTTTATAGCTTCTCCAATACCAGTAGCATCATGATATATAATACTGACTTCTTTAAACGGCCTGCAAAATCTGATAAGCTCAGCTACAGCGCTAGTATATGCTAAGCCTGTAAATCTCAGGAAACCGACCATTCGCGGCGGGTTGGTTGTATAGTCTAGCGCTACCATTACTGTATAGTCTTTTTTCTTTGCCCAATCACAACCTACAACAACTTGTTTCTCACTAATATTTTCATCGTACCAATATTGCCTATCCCTATCGAATTCTAAATGATCGCCTTCTATGCAAGATCGGAAGTTAATAAAAATGCTAGAATCATCAATAAACTGAGCAAGATAAAATTGTCTGAAAAGTCTTTCGCTCATATTTTTTCGAGATTGCTCAATCCT